ACTCTTTGTAGACACCCGCAGTTCAGAACCAACGAGGTAAGCTTGAACCATGCCTAATCCACCTAAGCCAGTCGAGCTAAAGATTCTGCAAGGCAACCCTGGCAAAAGAGCCTTGCCATTGAACGATGCACTAGCCCCTTTGGACTACGGATACCGAGAACCTTTGCGTGAACTAGGTGAAGTTGGCAAGCAATTCTGGGACAACATCTTTGGTGCCGGTGAAATTTGGATCAGCATTAGAACTGACACCGAGCTTGTGCAGATGGTTTGCGAGCAACTCGACAGGCGTGAGCTAATCAAGCAGCAGATAGCAACTGACCCAACTGACCCAACCTGGTATCGGCAAGCTAACGAGATTGAGAAGCAGATAGTCCACAGTCTGTCTTTGCTTGGTTTCAGCCCTGCTGACCGAACACGCCTTGGCCTAGTATCTGCCAAAACTAAGAGCAAGCTAGAGGAACTGTTGGCTAAAAAGGCTAATCGTGAGTAGCTGGCCACCAGCCAATCTGACCCCTGTATCTGCTGAGGCTATCAAGCGTGGAGATGGCAAGTATGCCATTGAGTTTACCGAGGCCTTTGGCTCTATCGGTAAAGACGGAATAGCTGGCAGAGCAGGTCAATCCCTTGTCTTACGAGAGTGGCAAAAGGAACTAATACGCCATGTTTACGCCAGAGATGAGGATGAAGGCTTACAGTTCAGAACAGCCCTAATCGGGATGCCACGAAAGAACGGAAAGTCAGCTCTATCATCAGCAGCCTTTGGTCTTTATTCCTTGATCGCTGAGGGTATCCAAGGTGGTGAAGTTTACTCAGTAGCCGCTGAAAAGGAACAGGCTCGCATCGTATTTGGTGAGGCTAAGCGTATGGTCGAACAGTCCGAGCTGTCTGAGCTTTGCACTCTGTATCGAGATGCAATCTTTGTGCCATCAACCAACAGCGTTTACCGAGTTGTTTCTGCCGAGGCTTACTCCAAGGAAGGTCTAAACCCGAGCCGAGTAATCATGGATGAGTTACACGCTCACAAAGACCGGACACTATTCGATGTGTTTCAGTTGGCTATGGGAAACCGAGGCAAACTTGGTCAGCTCATCGCAATAACAACAGCAGGTCAAAAGACCGACATGACAGGCCAAGACTCTATCGCTTACTACCTGTATCAGTACGGCAAGAGAGTTGCCAGCGGTGAAGTAGATGATCCCTCATTCTTTATGGCTTGGTGGGCAGCACCAGATGAGGCAGACCATCGAGATGTCGAGGTTTGGCGTAAGGCTAACCCTGGCTTTGACGATCTAGTTTCTAAGGATGACTTTGATTCAGCAGTTAGGCGAACACCCGAACCAGAGTTTAGAACCAAGCGATTGAACCAATGGGTAAGCTCTATGAACGCTTGGCTACCTAACGGAGCATGGCAACCACTAGCCGAACAGCGAGAGTTGCTACCAGATGAGGACATCATCATTGGCTTTGACGGCTCTTTCAATGGTGACTGCACTAGCTTGATGGGTTGCACGATACCCAAAGACGATGAAAAACCCTACCTATTTATGATCAAGACATGGGAGAAACAGCCAGAGGATACCGATGATTGGCGTGTAAACACTCAAGAAGTTGAGGATGTAATCATTCAATTCTGCTCAACTCACAATGTAAAAGAGATAGCTTGTGACCCTTATCGCTGGCAAAGGTCTATGGATGCGATGGCAGAGATGGGCTTGCCTGTTATCGAGTTCCCTTCGACTAGCCCAAGTCGCATGGTGTCAGCTTGTGCCAAGTTCTACACAGCAGTTACAGAGCAGACAATGATTCACGATGGGGATGCACTACTCGAACGACACCTAACCAACGCAGTAGTAAAAACTGACAGGATTGGCCCTAGAATCGTAAAAGACAATCGAAGCTCACCACGAAAGATTGACGCTGCTGTTGCTGCTGTCATAGCCTTTGATAGGGCAACTGTTGGTAGAGTAGAGTCTGAACAGCTTGTCCCACAATTCTTTATCTAAGGCGGTCATGGCAACCATACTTCAAGTCGCAGGAGCTTCAGCCATAAGCATTGGTGCAGGGCTAATCTTTATTCCTGCTGGCGTAATTCTCGCTGGCGTGTTTGCAATCTTATTTGGCTTGGCTGCCGAAAGGAAATAACTAAATGCTCAACAATCTTTTCGAGTCAAGAGCTATCAGCTTTCAGACCATCTGGGGAACCGGTGGTGACATCGAGGTACTCAATCAGTCAGGCACGGTAGTCAACCCTGAAACTGTATTCAAGGTCAACGCAATCTTTTCAGCAGTCAGCCTAATCTCTGACACAATCTCTACCCTGCCGATTGACTCATACATTCGCAGAGATGGTGCAAGGTTCGCCTTTAGACCTAGACCAGCTTGGGTGCAACAGCCTGACATTGACACCACCAAAGAGGCGTTCTACGGATCTCTAATTGTTTCTATGTTGCTTGATGGCAACGGCTTTGTTCGAGTATTTAGAGATGGTGCTGGTCGAGTAATCAACATGACAGTTCTAAACCCTGCCAAGGTTGAGATTCGCAAGAACAAGGTTGGTGAAGTTGTTTACATTCATCAGGATGAAAACAAGCCACTAACAAAGAATGAAATAATCCACATCCCAGATGTTGTTAGACCAGGTGAAACCAGAGGTATCTCTAGAGTCATCGCACTCAAGGATAACTTTGGACTTGCTATCGCACTAGAGTCATACGCCGCTAGATTCTTTGGTCAAGGTGCAAGCACCAACGGCATCATCGAGTTCCCTGGCAACCTAACCCCTGAGCAAGCTAAGCAACTTGTTGACGGCTTCGATGCAAGACACAAAGGATTCCGCAAGTCACACAAGACTGGCGTTCTATCTGGTGGAGCTAAGTTTGTTCAGACCACAGTAGAAAACGACAAGGCTCAGTTCATTGACTCACGCAGAATGGCTGTCGAGGATGTCGCTAGAGCTTTTAACATCCCACCTCACCTGCTAGGACTACCAGGCACTAACACCTATTCCAGCGTTGAGCAAAACAACATCGCCTTTGTCACTCACACACTCAGACCAATCGTTCAGAAACTAGAGTCAGCTTTCACACCTCTAATGGCAACCGAGCCTGGTGGATCAACAGCGTTCATCAAGTTCACACTTGACGGCTTACTACGAGGCGATGCCAACTCACGCTTTACCGCTTACAGCGTTGGACTTCAGGCTGGATACCTAACCATCAACGACATCCGCAGACTTGAGGACTTGCCACCAGTTGACGGCGGAGAGATTATTCGAGTGCCACTAGCCAATGTGAACATTGACGCTGCCGAACTTGTAGCCACAGACAAGCGTGTCAACATGGCTCAGAAGCTAGTCAACTCAGGTTATGACCCTGCCGATGTTCTATCAGTTATGGGCTTGCCACCAATCCTGCACACCGGAGTCCCAACTGTTCAGCTACAAGGTATTGCTCAGATAAACCCAGAGGATCCTGAAGCTGTTTACGAGGTTCAGTAATGGCTCTCATTAGCTCAGGTCAGGTAACTGTCGGTACAACAGCAACACTTGTTGACGGAACAAGCACCTCAGACTTTAGGTTGACGATTCACAACATGAACAACGATGACGGCATCTACATTGGTGGCCCGAATGTCACCATTGCTAATGGGATGCAGTTGCTAAAGCTAGAAACCTTACAGCTTGATATGTCACCAATGACAGAGCTTTACGCAGTAGCCGATAAAGCCAACCTCAAACTCGGATTCTTGAAGCAGGTCTAATGCCTTACTACATCACACAGACAAACCCTGACTGCCCGAACTGGGCTGTTGAAAAAGAGGATGGTGAGTCAGTCGGTTGCCATGACTCTAAGGAATCAGCGATTGACCAAGCTGTTGCTATCAGCATTGACGAGGGAACTGAGTTTATTGGCGAAAGAGCCGCAGTCGGTTCACTAGAAGTTGGTGACTTTGTTTCTTGGTCACCACTTGATCCAAAGGTTGCCGCACAGGTCGAGATGGTTCAAGAGCAATTCGCTGTGGTCAGACTATTTGATTACGAGGATGGCATCTTTAGCCCAACCGACAAGATGATGGTCATAAATGTATTCCAGCTAGAAAAGATACCGACACCCAAGATGATTGCTGTCGAGGTCGAGCAGGTCGAGGAACTTGACGAGCCTGAAGTTGAGGGTGCTAACCTGCCAGACAATTACAGACCAGCTCTAGCCGAGGATGTCCCAGAGGGCAGGGCTTGTGGCAACTGTTTCTTTTACGATGAGTCAAGGCTAAACGCTGAGGGTGATAAAGCCTGGTGTGAGCGTTGGGATGACTTTGTTGATGGTGGCTATTACTGCAACGCTTGGGAATCAAACGATGAGGAACGAGCTATCAACCAAGAAGCCCCTGCCTACATGAGAGCAGCAGCTCGGCGTGGACTTGAGTATTACGAGGAAGGTTTAGCTGGTGACGGCGTAACCCCCAAGACAATCAGAGAAGCAAGAGAAATGGCTGAGGGTAGAGTCAGCGATGACAAGTGGATAAGGATTGCCGCTTGGATTGCTCGACACCTTGTTGACCTTGACTCACCAGATGCAAACCCAGAGTCCGATAACTACCCATCCGCAGGTGTGGTAGCACACTTACTTTGGGGATCAGGGCCAAGCAAGCGAGCAGCACAAAGAACCCAAGACTACGCTGATTCGGTAGTTGCTAGAATCAGAGCAGAGGAAAATAATCGCATGGAAAACAAGAACAAGTGGCTAGATGTTGCCAGAGCAATCGCACTAAAGATTGACGGCCCACAGAATAAAGAGCCAGAGATAAGAACCAACAGCGTTGACTTTGAGGTCAGGGCTGAAGGTGACGGCATGAGCTTCACCGGCTATGCCTCAGTTTTCAATTCTCCATCCGAGGACTTAGGTGGCTTTGTTGAGTATGTTGCCCCTGGTGCTTTCAAGCGTTCCCTACAATCTCGCAACGAGGTAAAGCTACTTTGGAACCATGACTCAGGTGAGCCACTAGCTTCCCTCAGAGGTGGCACTATGCAACTGGTCGAGGACTCAAGAGGTCTAAAGGTCACAGCTTCCCTGCCCAACACAACAAGGGGAAGGGATGTAGCAGAGCTGTTACGCAGTAAAGTAATTAGCTCTATGAGCTTCGGATTCAATGTCATCAAAGACTCATGGGCAAGCGATGGCAAGACACGCACACTTGAATCAGTACGTTTGTTCGAGGTCAGCATTGTTAGCTTCCCAGCTTATGAAGCCACCACCGCACAGGTTAGATCAGCTCAAACCATCAACCCCGACCAACTAGCCGATGCCTTGCTAAAGCTAGAGTCAGGTGAGGAACTTGACGAAGCCAACGCTAACTTGATTACCGAGGTGGTCAATAAGCTAAAGGCCCAGCCTGAGATTGAGGAAGTAATTGACAACGGCCTTGACTTGCTAGACCTAAAGAAAAAGCAATTCGACCTTCTATTGAAAAGGATATAAACATGGCTACCAAAGATGAAATCAAAAACGCAATCCTAAAGGCTGCCGGCAACCCATCAGTAGGAGTAGTCGCAGACATCGCTGATGACCTAGCTAAAGCAGTATGGGAACTAGACAACAAGAACTCGTATAACCCAGCCAACGAAGCAAGGGTTATGGATACCAAAGAAACCCGATAGAGTTTCTTTAGCCCCAGCTCGGCCCCCTTTCCTGAGCTGGGGTTTTTTTTCGCCTATAAACTTGTAGCTAACAGTTGAGTGTAAGCACCGCTGTATCTGTTGAGTGTCAGCACCGCAGGAATCCCATAATCATCTAATCCGAAAGGAAATCATGTCTGATTTCATTAAGACTCAGATGGATGCCCGCAACAACCTAATCGCACAGGCTAGAGAAGTTCTAGACTTTGCTGAGGCTGAAAAGCGTGGCCTATCCGCTGAGGAAAACCAAAAGATTGCTCGTATCGAAGCTGACATCGACTCAGCCGATGCAACAATCGAAACTGCTCGTAAGCTTGCAGAGCGTGAAGCTCGTGCATCTGAGGCAGCATCATCATTCGCACCATCAGCACCAACAGCTCAGAACTCTGACGCTGACATCCTTCGCTCAATCGCTTCTGGCGAAATGCGCGGATACGACTTCGCTCGCGAGGCTCGTACTCTAGTTCCATCCTCTAACACAGTTGGTCAGTCTTTCTATGACCAGGTATTTGAGATTGCTCAGCTAGTTGGCCCAATGCTAACTGTTTCTGAAATCTTCAACACCACCTCTGGCGAGAACCTAGTAATCCCAACAGTAACTGCAACCTCATCCGCTGGATCAGTAGCAGCTGCTGGAACTATCTCCGAGAGCAACCCAACATTCTCATCCATCACTCTTGGTGCTGAGAAGTACGGCGCACTTGTTCAGGTAGCTCAGGAACTAGTAACTGACGCTGGATTCAACATCTCAAGCTACATCGCACAACAGCTAGGAACCTCTTTGGGTCTTCAGGCTAACTCTGTTCTAACCACAAAGCTATCCGCAGCCGCTGGCTCGGTAGTAACTGGTGGAACCGGTGTTGGTGGAGCAGCTTCATACGAGAACCTAATTGACCTTGTTTACGGAATCGCAGACGGCGCAAGAGTATTGCCAGGTCTAGGCTTCCAGATGAGCAAGTCAGGTATCGCAGCAGCTCGCAAGCTAAAGGATGGTGCAGGTAACTACATCTGGACTAACTCAGCAGTACCAGGTCAGCCAGCAACCTTGCTAGGCTACCCAGTATTCGAGAACCCAAATGTTGCATCAGTAGCAACCGCAGCTAAGTCTGTCCTATTCGGACACCTTCCTAGCTTCAAGGTTCGCGTTGCTGGTGGAATCCGCGTTGACCAGTCCGCTGACTTCGCGTTCAACACCGACACAGTTACCTACCGAGGCCTAATCCGTCTTGATGGTGGACTAACTCACGCAACTCACATAGGATATTTCAAGGGTGGCGCAAGCTAATAGCTTGTTTCCAACTGGAAATCCGAGAAACCCCTCAGGGCTTAGGCTCTGGGGGGTTTCCCTTTATCCTGAATAATGGGCAACAAGTAAACTTGTAGGGCGGGGGACACAGAGCGTAGGACTGTGTTCCCTGCTTTTTTTGCTATTATGAAGTATGCCTACGAATAAAGAGAAACTAAACGGCGCAGTAAGCGTCTGGTCTAATAGCTACAACGCGCCGACAGGATACGGACAACAGGCCACCATGCTTGTTGACCGATTGAAGCGTTCAGGTCTTGATGTCGCTATGTTGTCCAATTACGGACTAGAGGGAATCCCAAGCACAATCAAAACACCTTTTGGGAATGTCCCACATTACCCCAGGGGAATAGACCTCTACTCAAATGATTCTGGCCCAATAGATCATAAATCCTTTATTGCCGGAAAAGATAAACCTAATCTCTTTATCAGCCTTTACGATGTTTGGGTAATGCTTGCCAACGGATACGATGACTTCCCCATCGGTGCTTGGACACCACTCGACCATGTAACACTTCCCCCAAAGGTAGAGAAGTTCCTACGCAAAGACAATGTAACCCCAATCGCTATGTCACCTCATGGAGTCAGACAGCTAACCGAAAAGGGTATTGAGTGTGAGTACGCACCTCACGCAATAGACACCAAGGTTTACAAGCCAACAACCAAGATAGGCAGACATGAGATAAACGCCTACATGGGATTAGAGCCAGATAACTTTGTTGTCGGAGTTGTTGCCGCTAACAAGGCATCGGGTCTAGTTCACCGCAAAGCCTTTGGAGAACTTATCTTTGCTTTCAGCTTGTTTGCTAAAGCTCACCCTGACGCTGTGCTGTATCTCCACACAGACGCAGTAGGTCAAGCTGGTGGATGGAACTTGCTAAACATTCTCAACTCGACAGGAATACGAAAAGACCAAGTAATCTTTCCCAACCCTAATGACTATCGCTTTGGATTAGCCCAGCAAGACCTAGCCGCACTCTACTCACGCATGGATGTTTTACTAGCACCTAGCTTTGGTGAGGGCTTTGGGGTTCCAGCAGTCGAGGCTCAAGCCTGTGGCACTAGAGTCATTGGCTCTAACTGGGCAGCAACACCTGACCTAATCAGCGAGGACTCCTGGCTCACCGATGGACAGCTAACTTGGGATGCAGGGCAAGACGCTTGGTGGATGACTCCCAACATCTCTAGCTTGGTCAACGCTCTTGAGGAATCTTACAAGGCCGAGCGTGGGCCATCACAGGTAGCCATAGACTTTGCTAGTCAGTTTGATGTTGAAAAGGTTTGGGATGAGCATTGGCTACCAATACTCAAGAAGCTTCTCAAATAGACCTAGTAGTAATTGGGTCATCGCTAGGCAGGGAAAGCTGGCTGGCAGATTGCTCGGCTTCAATCAACCGCAATCACATCGCAGTCATTAGCTTTGGATTTGAGCTTGCCAAAATCGGCTGGGTTATGGATAACACCAATGCTAATAGATTCTTGTTTCTGCAAGACTCTTGGCTAATCAAGAATGAAGCCTTTTGGGACTTACTCGATGACACTTCTGGCTCTGTTGCCCTAACCGCTGATCCATACTTCTTTGGCTGTTACGCAGGTGTCTATCAGCGTTCGGTCATTGAGCAGATAGGCGTTCCAGTAATTACTACCAAGCGTGAAGCAATAGATAATGAGATTGCTTGGCATCAAGACTATGTGAAGGTAGCAGGTGAGCCTTTGGTCTTATTCCCTGACCTGAAAGATTCCAACGCAACAAGACAAGTAGAAAAGCATGGGAGAGCTAACCTAGTGCTAGAGAATGACTACATAGCTAAATACAAAGGAACTTGGAAATGATTGAAAACCTAATAGTCCCAGTCCTCAATCGCTATGACTTACTTCAGCGGATGCTCAACAGCGTGGATGTCCCAGTTGACCACCTGCTGATAATTGACAACGGAGCAAGCCATCAGACAGCCCTCACTCTTGACCTTGGCGATAACTTCAAGAAGGTCACACACCTACCAATGCCGGCTAATCTCGGCGTATCAGGATCATGGAACTTGGGGATAAAGTCCTTCCCTTACGCTCAACGCTGGTTCATAGTTTCTAACGATGTGGTCTTTGAGCCTGGTGCTTTAGAGAAACTCTCACAGGCTCGCAGGGATGAGATAACCCTGACAGGTGATGCACCTCATTGGCAGGCTTTCGCTCTGGGTGATGAGGCAGTAGCCGACATTGGCTTGTTTGATGAGTCACTATTCCCTGCCTACTTCGAGGACAATGATTACTCTCGCAGGGCTGAGTTTGTCGGTGTGAACATTAGGCTGTTAGACATCAAGATTAGACATGACAACAGCTCGACCATCAAGGCTGGATACATGGAAAAGAACGCTGTCACCTATTCCAGAAACGAGAAGCACTACCAGTCTAAAATGGACAGTAATGATTACTCAGCAGGTGGTTGGTCATTAGACATAAGACGAGAGAATGGCTGGGAATGAACTTAGTTTATACAGGTGGCACTTTCGACCTATTCCACGCAGGTCATGTTAGATTCTTGCAACGCTGTGCCGAGTTGGGCGATGTCGTTGTATCCCTAAACACCGATGAGTTTATTGAGGAATACAAGGGCAAGCCACCAGTCCTAAGCTTTAGCGACAGGCGTGAGGTGCTTAGATCGTGTCGCTATGTTGCCGAGGTCATAACCAACTCAGGTGGGCCAGATAGCACTCAAGCAATCAATAGCGTAATGCCTGACATAATTGCAATAGGCTCGGATTGGGCTGTCAAGGATTACCACAAGCAGATGAACTTTGACCAAGAATGGTTAGATGCTAGAGGCATTGCCCTTATCTACATTCCTTACACTAGGGGAATAAGCTCGACAGCCATCAAAGAGCGTATGCTTTTCAGACGATAGAATAGAGAACATTATGGCTAGAGTAAAGCTTTTTGATAACTCGCCAAGAGTCTGTAATTATTGTCTGACAACATACAAGCCAACAAGAGATTGGCAAAAAACTTGCAGCTATAAATGTGGTTACAATTACCGGAACAACCTTAAAAAGCGAGGAATAACTAACTTTGGAACTTGCGCTAGGTGCAATAAAAGCTTGCAAGATAAGTTCGTAAACGCTCTTTATTGCTCAAGAAACTGTAAATCAATGGATCACACTTTTAAACATAGGGCTAAGACTAGGGTCAAGGGTGTAGCCCGCAGAAAAGAAATCTTTGAAAGGGACAACGCACAATGTTACATGTGTCAAAAGCAACTAACCTTAAATGAAGTTGAGCTAGATCACCTTATCCCAGCTTCAAGGCTAGGTGACTCAAGTCCTCAAAATCTAGCTGTTTCCTGTATGAGCTGTAATAGGTCAAGAGGCACTAAAATAGGGATAGAACAACTAACTAAACTTTACGAATTGAGGGCCTAGTGGCCATTACCCAAGGTTACGCTTCACTTGCTCAAGTCAAGGCAGCACTAAGAATCACAGACAGCGTAGATGACACCCTGCTAGAGATGGCTATTGAGTCAGGCTCTCGAGCTATTGACGGATACACCAACCGCAGCTTCTCTGCTACTGGCACAGCTACTCGAATCTTTACCCCAATGGATTACCTACAAGTTGAGATTGACGATCTAATCACGCTCACCCAACTAAGAACTAAGTCAGATGATGATGGTAGCTTTGACCAAACTTGGACTGCTAACGATTACCAGCTCGAACCCCTAAACGGCAGAGTTGACGGATTGCCTACCTCATACACTCACATCAGAGCTGTTGGCGATTACTTGTTTACCCAATGGGAAGGTGAAGCAACTGTCGAGGTCACAGGAACTTGGGGATGGTCAGCAGTCCCAATCGCTGTAACTCAGGCTTGTGTCATTCAGTCCAGCCGAATCTACAAGCGACTAGACAGCCCTCTCGGAGTGGCAGGTATCTCTGACATCGGAATCATGCGAGTCAGCAACCAACTTGATCCAGATGTGGCTCAGCTAGTTGGCCCATACCGCAGAATTAGGTTTGCATAGTGGCAAGCATCACAGCTCTAAGAACCGCTATCGCCACCAACCTTGGCACAATAACTGGGCTTAGAACTAGCCCCGAAATGCCAGACAATCCCAACCCACCGATTGCCCTAGTCAGACCAACAACCATTGACTACAACCAGGCGTTCGCAAAGGGAATGACTCAGTACGGCTTTGCTGTGGTGGTCATTGTCGGTAGGGCTGATGAAAGAACTGCACAACGGACACTAGATGCTTACTGCTCAAGCACAGGCATCTCAAGTATCAAGAACGCAGTAGAATCAGATAAGACACTTGGTGGTAATGCCTATGATTGCCGAGTGTCTGAAATGAGAAATTACACACCCATCCAGATGAATGATGGCACATACTTAGCAGCGGAATTCGCTGTTGAAGTGTATGCCGATTAGGAGAAAATAAATTGGCAAAGTTTGTCGCAACCGACTATAAAGTCACAATCAACGGAACCAACCTCAGCACATCGCTGGCATCTGTTGAACTACCAATAGAAATAGATGAGCAAGAAACGACCAGTTTCGGATCTGAGTGGAGAACGAGGATAGCAGGGTTAAAATCTGGCTCTATTACTCTTGAGTTTCACCAGGACTTTGCTGCTGGCGCACTCGACTCTATCCTTTGGCCTCTACTTGGAACTAACGCAACTGTTGTTGTTGTTCCAACTTCAGGAACTGTTACCTCAAGTAACCCTAGCTACTCAGGTTCTTTCCTTGTTACCCAATACACCCCCTACGCTTCCACTGTAGGAGATCTCGCAACTGTGAGTATCTCGTGGCCGCTATCGGGAGCATTGACCAGAGCAACAGCGTAGAGCCATGCAAATCCCTTTCAAAGTTGAGTTTGTTGATGGTTCTAAGGAATCAGTTGTTTGTGGCACACCGGACTTTATCGCTTTCGAGGATAAGTTCAACCTTGCTGTAACAACGATTCAGAAAGACCCACGCCTGACTTATCTTGCCTACATTGTTTGGAACGCCCTACGCCGCAGAAAGCAAACTGACAAGAGCTTTGAGGACTTTGTTGAAACCCTTGAAAACATCGAGGGTGACGATACAGACCCAAAAGTAAAGGCATAAAGGGGCTGGGAGATAGAAGCTCCCACCTCTTTATCGCAGCCTTAGCTTGTGAAACAGGGATAGCACCATCGGTGCTGATGCAGGAATCCGAACGGATGCTGTTTACCATGCAGATGTATCTGAAGGGTAAATCAGAAGCCATGAACAAGCGTAGGTAGAAAATGAAAGTACAGAACTCAATCGAGGTCTATGGCATTAGGGAAACCCTTGCCGAGATCCGCAAGGTTGACCAAGACTTATTCTTTGCTATCCGAGCGCACATGAAGCGCACAGGTGACATCTTAGGTAGCAGGGTGTTAGCCAATTCACCCATGCTCGGCCCAACCAGCGGATTCAGAAACCAAAAAGGTAGAACAGCTTGGAAGCCAGGTACTTTCAAGACTGTCGTTTCTGGTCGCAATGCTCGTAGGGGTTCAACAGGTGCAACACCTCTGCTCTCTGTCAAGTTCGGTGGAGCTGCTCTCAACATCGCTGACATGGCTGGTAAGGCTAACAAAGTCCGCAAGCCAGTAACTGACTTCTATGACTGGCGTGGCACTCGCAGACGGCACTCGGTTACAACTCAAGGTAAAGCCATGATTAACGCATTAGGTGGCAGACCCTCTCGGTACATCTGGGCTGAGGCTGAAGGTCAGTTGCCAATGATCCAGCAAAGCGTTCTAGCAGGTGTTGAGGAATACATGACAAAGGTAAACCGCAACCTACAAATCGAGGGTGGTAAGTAATGTCAATTAACATCAACATCCTCAGCAACTTCAATGGCACAGGGTTTGACAAGCTAACTAGGGAACTAGACAGACTCAATACCCCGATGGAAAAGGTTGCTGCTGTATCTCGTAGCCTTGCCCCTGCCGCAATCATTGGTCTAACCGCACTAAGTGGTATGGCTGTTGGCGCACTAAGAGCAGCAGAGGAAGCCGAGGTTGCCAACAATAGACTTGACAGCGTTGCTAGGTCTATGGGCTTGTTTGGAGATAACACCAAAGCTGTAACCGACAGGCTCAAGGCTTTCGCAACTGAAACAATGAACAAGATTGCTGTTGACGATGAGCTGATTCTTTCAACTCAAGCACAGCTACTTAGCTTCAAGGAGTTAGCCGCTACCGCTGATGTTGCTGGTGGCTCATTCGATAGAGCAACACAATCAGCTTTTGACATGGCAGCAGTATTGGGTGGCACAGGTGAGGATAACGCCATCCGACTTGGTAAGGCTTTGCAAGACCCCATCCTTGGTCTAACAGCTCTACGCCGAGCCGGTGTTCTATTTAGCGATGAACAAGAAGCAAGTATCAAAACCTTTGTAGCTGTTGGGGATACTCTCAGCGCACAAAACATGATCCTTGACGAACTTGAAACACAGTTTGGTGGAGCTGCCGAAGCTACCGCAACCGACTCAGCAAGAATGAGCGTGGCCTTTGGAGAAGTTGCAGAGTCTTTGGGTAAAGCTTTGCTTCCTATTTTGCAAGTCGTTACCCCAGCTATCGTTGCCTTTTTTAGTTATGTCGGTCAAAACTCTGGAGTGTTTACAGTCCTGGCTGGTATCTTGGCTGGACTTGCTGTTGCTATCTTGGCTGTGAACTTTGCCCTAAACGCTAACCCGATTGTCAAGATAATTACACTCATCGCGCTACTGGTTACGGCTTTGATTTTCCTAGCTGACTACCTTGTCAACACCTTCATCGGTAGCTGGGGAGAAATGTTTGACCAGATTGGTGCTTGGTTTGAGGGCTTTGTTGCAAGCATCGGCGAGGGACTTGTTGCTATTGGTGCTTTCTTTGCAGCTATCTTTGATGGTCTTGTTGGCATAGCCAAGGGCGCACTCAATGGCGTAATAGGTATTATCGAAGGCTACATCAACACAGTGATTGGCGGAGTGAACAAGCTACTTGACCTAATCAACACAGTTCTAAAGGCTGGTCAGGTTATCGGGCTAGATGTCCAGATACCTAAGATTGGCAAGGTTGCAATTCCTAGACTTGCCGAGGGTGGAATCGTAATGCCCCGACCAGGTGGAGTGCTTGCCAACATAAGTGAGGGTGGTCAGGCTGAGGCTGTTATCCCTCTTGACCGACTAGGTGACTTTACTGGCAAGGGTGGCAACACTTACAATATAAATGTTTCAGGTGGAATGGCTACTGGATCGGACATAGGTAGAGCAGTAGTAAACGCCATCAAGGACTTTGAGCGTCAATCAGGTACAGCTTGGAGAGGCTAAGTGTCAATCAAAGTAGAGTTTGGATTCGCTGAATCTGGCGTACCTGTCAACTTCAATGACATCAGCGCAGATGTTATTAGCGTATCTGTCACAAGGGGTAAGGATCCACAGCAGGACACCTTCAACGCTGCCTCTTGCTCTATACAGCTAAACAACGAACGCAGACAGTATGACCCTGACTACGGCCCTAGCCCTTATCAGGGTTTGATTGTTCCAACTGGTGAGGTAAGGGTTTACAAAGAGAACCAGATTGTCTTTACCGGCTACATTACTGACTGGAACTTTAGCTATTCCCCAACAGGTGAGTCCATAGCTGAGATTGTTGCCGCTGATGCTTTCTGGAACCTAAACAACCAGACCCTTGCTGCCTACACCCCAACCGAACAACTCAGTAGCGCACGAATCCTAAATGTCTTGCTAAAGCCTGAAGTTGGTGGCACAGCAGTTTGGCCTTCATCATCTCGGCTTATCTCTACTGGTGTGGCAACTATGGGTGACTATGCTGTCAGCGATGGAACTAATGCTCTCAGTTATTTACAAGAAGTTGAAAAAGCAGAACCAGGCAGACTCTTTATTGACAAGTCAGGTCGCATCGTATTCCGAAGCCGAAACAACGATGTCAATAACCCAAGCTACGAATACACCAGACTCAACCTTTGCTACAACCCAAGCTTTGAGAACAATACAACTGGGTGGATTTCTACCGCTGGCACAATCACTAGATCAACAGCTCAGGCTTACATCGGCACAGCAAGTGGACAACTAGCCGCTGGTGCTACTGCCGAGCAATACTTTACAAGTGAGGTCGGTGTGGAATACAACCTATCTCTTTACGCCAAGGCAAGCTCTGGAACTGTTGTGGTCGAGGTGGCAAGCCTTACCTCACCTAGCGGAACTGCCTACTCACAATACTCAGCTTCAACAGCATCTGTGACTAGCTCTGAGTGGACAAGAATAAACACAGGCCTTAGTGCCAGCACCTTATTTTCTGGTATCAGCGTTAGGCAAACACCATCCTCTAACGCAGTATTTCTTGACGCTATCTTGATTGAGGCAACGCCTGTTGTAGATGCTTACTTTGATGGTGCTAACGATCCTGTTTACAACTCGACAGACCCAGAAGCACCTGACTACCAACCTGAGCGAGCCTTTGAATCTTATGCAACTGAGTGGGTGTTATAGCAGATGGCAACTTACAGTAATGGTGCAACTAGGCGCGCTGACCCTTTCTATGGTTTTAGACCCCCATACAACATTGGTCAGCTTATTTCTATGCCCGACATCTCTGGCAGGGATGCACCTGGTAAGACTGGAAACGCCGCCAAGCCAGCTTTAGTATCTGCACTAAACATTGAAGTAACCGCTTACAACAGCTCTAACGCCACAACTGCTTTTGCTATGTGGGCTAGTGATGGGTCAAGCGGAGTCTATTCTGGGGTATTTACTTTACCTAACTCTCAGACACCTTACCTTGTAGGCGCAGGTCTTTCCAGAACTGTTTTTGCCAACACAGGCTATTGGATTGGTTTTACAAAAGAAACTACTGCTCAAGTAACTTACTCTGTTGACACAGCCTTTGGTGCTTCAATCAAGATGGACACCACTTCAGCAGGTGGCAACTTTACCGACAATGGACTTGTTAGTGGTGGTGGAATAACACCATCAAATGGTTCCTTGGTCTTTCAGGTTGTTTATGACATTTTGCCTACCGCACCAGGAACACCTACTGCCAGCTCGACTGGAACAAGCGCAACGATTACTTGGACAGCACCAGCAGACAATGGTGGTCGAGCTATTTCTGGTTATAGAATTCAGCGTTCGACAGACAACATCAACTTTTCAACACTTGTAGCTAACACAGGCACCACAACCCTCACCTACACCAACACAGGTCTAACGCCAGGAACTAAGTATTACTACCGAGTTGCAGCTATCAACGCTGTGGCTACTTCTGCTGGTTCGGACTACTCTGGCCCTTACAGCGCATCGGTGGAGATTACCCCCGCCTTTCCTGCCTCTGCTGGCAACGCACCATCTTTGCTAACTGTCACAGTTGCCAACCCTGAGCCAAACCCAGTTCAGTTTACAGATGCAGGTATCGGTATCCGGTTCACCAAGATAGATGTTTCCTACGGATCAGAGTTTCTTTACAACGAGGTCGAGGGAACTACTCAAGACCCTGCTGCCACTCTCCAGCTTGCCTCAGCCCCAGGCTCTAAGCGACTCTACGGCGTGAGAAGCTACTCAATTACTAACCTGCTGAACTCGAGTGACCAAGGTGCTTTAGAGGTGGCAACTGACCTTTTGACCTACTACTACGAACCGACTCTAAGGGTTGACTCGATTACTGTTGACCTCAGCAACCTAAGCATTGAGGAACGCCTTCAGGTTTTAGACTTAGAGATTGACGATTACATTAGCGTCAGCTTTACCCCAAACAGGGTCGGAGATCCAAAGATTACGGCTGGACTTATCACAGGTATTTCGCACCGCATAACCATCACCAGCCATGAGATAGAATTTAGACTTAGAAACGAACGCAATATGTTTATTCTGGATAGTGCCACTAAGGGTATTCTCAACCAGAATGTATTAGGCCCATAGTAAGGAAACCATGCCAAGAAAAGTATTTGAGTCTTTTACAAGACTAGATGCCGCAGATGTGAACCTCTATCTGTCTAACGAAACAACCCTAACGGCTTCTACTGTTACGGCTTACACAGCTACAACAGATGATCGCTACAAGTTTCTTTCCTTTACTGCTGGCTCGGCTGTGACTGTCACAATCGGAACGGCTACTGCCTTTCAGCCTGGTGAGCGTGTGGACATCATTCGAGATGGTGCTGGAACTGTAATCATCACTCGAAGCGGAACTGCCATCACCCTTGCTGGTCGAGGAACTGCTGGAACAGCTTACGCAATCGGTACTCGCTATGATGCTGTGACTGTATTGTGTGTTGACACAAACTCGTATCGAGTTATCGGTAACGCAACGGTTGTCTAATGGGACTCATACCTTTAGGGATTTTGAGTTCGGCTGGTGGTGGCTTTGGCACTTACGAGCTAATACAGACAACAATACTTGGCTCGGCGGCTTCTTCTGTTACCCTTTCAGGATTAGATGCTTACGCAGGTGTTTACAAGCATTTACAGATTCGAGCGATGACCAGAGATACCATCGGTTCTGGCCCAAGATTAGCGATGAGGCTAAACTCAGATACCGCAGCAAACTATTCATACCACGCTTTGTTTGCTCGTGGTAGCTCTGTTGTCTCTACTAGTGGTACAAGCACAAATGAAATGTGGATGGCTGTCGATGCTGCCTATTCAGGGCTTACGGCAAACGCATTTACCGCTGCTGTTACTGACATTCTTGACTCATTTAGTACAAGCAAAAACAAAACAATCAGAACATTCTACGGACATTCAGCCAATGAACACTCTGTTGGTTTAGTTTCAGGGTCTTGGAGAAATACCAGCTCCGTATCCTCAATAACTGTAATCCCATTTCAGGGAACTGCTTTTGTGACTGGCTCTCGATTCTCAATCTACGGAATAAGGTAAAAATGCCAACGCCCACATACACACCTCTTGCCAACATTACGCTTGGGTCAGCAGCAAGCTCTGTGACTTTTAGCTCTATCTCTGGTGCTTATCGTGATTTGGTTTTGGTTTACAACGGCCAAATGACTAGCAACGCAAACTTTTCAATTAGGCTAAATGGCGATACAGGAACTAACTATTCTCATGTAATGATGCAGGGGCCAACAAACTCAGGTTCTGGAACTTACAGCTTTATTTATGGTTATTGGAATTTAGCTTTGAACAGCACTAGGCAAACACTAAACGCAAGTTTTATGGATTACTCTGCTACGGATAAGCACAAAACAATTCTTAATAGAGCAGGGTACACAAGAGAGTTTGACTCGGCTTTCACAGTAGAGGCTCAGGCTTATCGTTGGCCTAATACTTCAGCCATTACCACGATGTTGATTTATGTTTCTGCTGGCAACTTTGCTACTGGTTCTAGCTTTGCTCTCTACGGAATCGTGGCCTAAATGACAATGCAACTAATAGAAACCAAGACACTAGGAACTGCTGCTGCTTCAATAGAGTTCACTTCTATACCGCAGGATGGGACTGATTTGATGGTTCTTTTTTCTCACAGGAGTTCTGGTTCATCAGACGGACTTCAATTAGTTTTGAGATTTAACGGACTTACATCTGGCTATTCAAGGCGTTTGTTGTATGACGATGGCTCTACTGTTCTAAGTGCATCTGGTTCTAGTGAAACTTTTGCTCGGTTCTCGTTTGTTCAACATTCTGGTTCAACAAGCAACACCTTTGGAAATGCAGCAATTTACATTCCAAACTATACAAGCTCTAATGCAAAGTCTTATAGCTCTGATTCTGTGACTGAAACTAATGCGACTAACATCTATGGTCGTGCGATTTACGCTGGGCTATCAAGTGGAACTGCTGCCATTACCTCTATTACCCTTTTTGAGCAAAACTCAGTTAACTTTGTAGTCAACACAACAGCTTCTTTGTATAAAATCACCAAAGGCTCTGGCGGAGCCACAGTTAGCTAACAAGATAGGATAGAACAATGTCAGAAATATTAACCAAAGTTGTCGTGGACTGCTCGACAGGCGAATCCATACAAGTACCTCTTACCGAGGATGAGCTGGCACAGCGTGAAGTTGACCGACTAGCTTACGAGGCATTTGAGGCTGAACGCCTTGCTGAACAAGAAGCTAAAGAAAAGGCTGAGGCTAGTGCCATCGCCAAGCTAACCAAGCTAGGACTTACCCAAGCTGAAATCGAAGCACTCAAAAGCTAATGTCTGAGGAAACTACTTCAGTTCGGATTACTCAAGCCGACATCTACAAGAAGCAACTTGAGCATGGACAGATTCTTATCCAGGTGTTGCAGAAGCTAGATCACCTTGACGATGTGCCGGAAAGAATCAGAGAAGTAGAACTCACCCTTGCCAGACTTGCTTGGATTGAGCGAGTCGCTTACACAGGCTTGACAGCCGCAATAGTTTCAATAATCGGTTTACTACTAACAGTGATAGGAAAATAATGAGCTGGTATCCAAAGGTTGCAGGAATACAAGACAACGGATTCGGTGGCTCTCGTAATGGGCAAGCTATCAACGGAGTAGTCATTCACCATGTGGCAGGAACTAATGGCCTGAACTATGTTGCCAACAAGAACTCAAGAAACTCTCACCCGACCTATCACATCTCTAACTCAGGTGCTGTAACAGGAATCGTAAACCCTGAGCGTAGACCTTACTCAACAGGTGGACAGCCCGACCCTAGTGCTGTGACCTTTGAGATTGACAACTCATCTGTCGGTGGCGATTGGCCTGTGTCATCTGCCGCTATCGAGGCTTTGATTGATGTCATTATCTTTCATGCAAGCATCTCTCCAAGAGCTAACCGAGGCTTTGCTAAAAACATCAAGACTCAGGTACAGAGCGAGTTCTTTATTGCTTGGCATCAGCAGTATTCGGCTACCGCTTGCCCAGGGCCATTCATTCTTTCACAGCTTGACTACATCGTTGCCGAGTGCAACAAGAGAGCATCTCAGGCAGTCGCACCTGTCGCACCAGTTATCCCAACCCCACCACCAGCCAGCAACAAGCCAAGACTGTTTAGGTTCTTGAAGCGTGGATCAACAGGCTCTAATGTCAAGTACCTTCAGAGCGTTCTAGGTATCAAAGCTGACGGCATCTTTGGCCCAATCACCGATGCCAGAGTCAGGCAGTTTCAGCGTGAGCAGGGCATCAGGGTAGATGGCGTGGTTGGCTGGGTTACTTGGGGCAGACTTCCATAGATATTGCCCTATAAAGCCCTGTAAGCCTCATAGACGGCCTTTGGGCTTTGGCAAGGGAATCACTTAGGCTAAGCCCTGTAAAGCCCTCTACGAGCCCCACAGCCCCTCAATTTCTGGCTGGATAGCGTTTATTCGGTTGGGTAAACTGATAAGACAAGATGAAAGGCTACAAATGCTAAACCCAACACCTGAAACTCGTAAATGGATTTACGGAGTTATTGCCGCAATCGTTCCACTATTGGTCGCTATCGGTATCTTGTCTGAGGAACTTGCCTCACCGCTACTAAATGTCTTTGCCGCAATCTTGACTGTTACAGGATCAGCTCTTGCTATCCGTAATGTGCCAAGCAACGAGGACTAAGCTCTTAGCTTCTGTCGTTCCTCAGCAGTAGTTCCACCCCAGATGCCTTGCATCCCTGCCGATAACGCATAGTCAAGACACCTCAGCCTTACAGGGCAATCAGCGCAGACTTCTTTTGCTACCTGCACCATTGACTTCCGAGTTGCTGGGTCATGCTCATCCTCTGGGAAAAAGACCTCTGGAACTTGGCTACAATCAACGCCATCATTGTTTCTTATTGCTTCCTGCAACTCAATATATTTGCGTTCAATCTGGCGTAATGTCATACCTAGACCATAGGGTATAGATACGACAAATAGCAAAGCCACGCCGAGAGAGTTAGCGTGGCCTTGCGACAAGGAAAAGAGAGGGAAACCTTGCCAGTAAATAAATTACCAGCCGAAACTAACGAGTTGTTTGATGCAGTCCTACTCGGTGACTTTGCCAACGGCAGTCAAGAGTGGCACGATCTACGCAACGAGCCAGGTGCAGTCGGTGGCTCAGACATCGCAGCTATTACCGGACTAAGTGCTTGGGAATCAGCAATTACCAAGTGGGCTAAAAAGACAGGACAGATACCTGACGAAGTAACACCCAATATGAGTATGAAGCTCGGTACAAAACTTGAAGCACCGATACTCGACTTGTTCGCTGACGAACATCCTGAACTAGAAATCTACGAAACAGGAACATGGGCAAACAAAGAAAACCCTTGGGCTAGGTCTAACCCTGATGGACTTTACAAAACCGCTGATGGTGAGTGGGGGATTGTCGAGGTCAAGTTCTCTAGGGATTACTGGACTGGTGTTCCACAGGCTTACCGAGCGCAGGTGCTTTGGTACATGAGAGTATTCGGTATCAAGCAAGCTAAGTTAGTTGCACTGGCAGGGTCAAGTTACATGGAGTTTGACATCGAGTGGGATGAGTTCGAGGCTGAAACACTTTGGGATGCTGCTGTGAGATTCCGTCAGGCTTGCCTAGATATGAAAATGCCTTACTGGGATGGGAGCAACTCGACACTAGAAACAGTTAGAGCCTTATCGCCTGGTATCTCAGACAGCGAGGTTGACCTTGATGACTTGGGTATGCACTACATCAACTCGGTCACAGACGCTGAGAAGGCTAACGCCAAAATGACAGAGCTAAAGGCTAGAGTTATACAAGCAATGGATGGGGCAAAGCGAGGTCTAATCTACGGAGAGCATCTGCTCAGCCTTAGATCAAGAGCTGGTGGCGCACCCTACCTACATCACGAAAGGGCAAAGTAAATGGCACACTTCAACCTCAATGAATATCAAACTGTTCAAGAACGCATTGACTTATTTTGGAAAAGGTTTCCGGCAGGTCGGTTCAAGCTTGACATTGTTAGTCAGACAGACAATCAAGTCATCATCAAGGCTTCGGTCTGGACAGATAAGAACGACAAGCACCCAACCACAGTTGACTTTGCCGAGGAACGCATTGGCACTTCACCTGTAAACAAAATTAGTCATGTCGAGAACTGTGCGACCTCAGCTTTGGGTAGAGCAATCTCGGCACTCGGTGGTGAGTTTAGTCCTAAAGGAAAAAGACCAAGCCGAGAGGAGATGAACAAGGTTGCAACATATACAAAAGCAACTGCTAAAGACTGGCTCTCAATGGCTGACGCTTTAGGGAGTGACATCGAGGGTTTACGATTGTTGTATAGCGAAGCCAAAACAGGTGGAGCATCAACCGCAACTCTCGACAAGATCAAGGCAATAGCTAATGGACTCACAAGCAAAGAGGATTCTGATAGCAGCGATTCTTGAAACTCAAGAGTGCCTACAAGAACAATTTATGCTAAATGAGTTTGACCTAGTAAGCAACATTTGGCAAGTACAAAGAGAGAGGGCAACAAGACTAAAAAATGGACATTATTACACCAGGCCACATAGTCGAGGAACTACAAAGGCTGACGAAAGAGATGGACAAGGGAGCTAACGCTCTCTACGATGCTGAGTGCAAGCTGGCAGATGCAGACTCGGCTTATGACAGGGCTATTTCACTAGCCTTCATAAACAACTCTGGGACTGTGGCAGACCGACAAGCTGTGGCTAAGTTGCAAGCAGTAGAGGAAAAGCTCAAGGCTGACCTAGCAAGGGCTGAATACAACCGCATCAAGACCAAGATGAAAACCCTGTCAGACCAAGCAACCATGATGGCTGTAATGAGCAAGAATGTCGAACTCCAATGGCGGCATGCCTAGCTGGTAGCCTTATCGAGTGATAGCGGAAACCTGCTCATGTGGGGCAAAATTCAAGACAGACGAACCCAAGCCAGCCACGCTTGTTCGTGAGTGGCGGCGTAATCACACCTGTCAAACCGACAACACCGACAACTCCGACATCGTTGAAGCTGTCAATGGTGGCGTGTCAGAAACCACAATCGCTTTAGGCTTTCAACCTGGAGAGATGCCAGCCAAGATTTACGATCCGTTCGATGACTAAAAAACAATTCCAGAAATACTTAGAGCGTGACTTGGGCTGTTGGCATTGTGGCTCCCAAGGCGATGACCTTATTCCTCACCACCGGCAAAACAGAGGCATGGGTGGCAGCTCAGCTAGAGATGTGCCAAGCAACATCGTCCCCTTATGTGCCGATGCCAACTCAAGGCTAGAGTCCAACGCCGAGTTTGCCGAGCTGGGTCGCAAGCTGGGCTGGAAGCTGAGAAACCATGAGAACCCACTCGAAGTGCCTATCTTTGGGCATGGTGGCTGGTGGCTACTAAATGATGACTTTACAAAAGACCTGCTGGAATCAGACGCAGAATACTTTTAAGGTGCTACTGTAAAGACATAACAGAATAAGAAATGCCGCCTAGAGATCGGAACCCCTAGACGGCGTGGATACCAACAACCAAGCTGTTGGCATCATTACTAAGTGTAGTGTGCCAACCCTAATTTAGGAGGCACATTTAGTGTTTAACTGGACAAATAAATCATTGGCAGAGATTCTGCCTTACTACGCAAACAACATCTTTATGGCTGAGATGGATTACAAAGCCTACGGACTCGATGCCGGTGACTGGGCAATGCTCGTCAAGGAAGCCTTCGAGTCAAAAGTAATCTCACCGACTGTGATGATGGTCATGCTTGACCGAGCGAGTGTCGCATGAGTGGCGTTTACAAAATCTATCGGCATGACTCACAACCCTTTGCTCAGGTTCCTAATAGTGCTATTAGAGATCCAGAGATAAGCCCTAACGCCTTTAGGTTGCTCGCTTACCTTATGAGCCACAAGGAAGGCTACGAGCTGACCTATGGGCAGATTGAGCGGCAGACAACTCTAGGTAGGTATGCCATCAACGAGGCAATCAAGATACTGACCAACAAGGGCTGGCTTAGGACTGAACGAACTAAGAAAGACAACGGACAGTTTGGCCCGACATCGTTTCACATCTTGAACCCTGACGAGCCAGAGCAGGTTGATTCCGTAGCGGATGGCTCCAGCGAGGATGATTCCACTATGGAACAGCCAACGGACATTAAGAATACTAATTACTTAGATAAGACTAAATCTAAAGAAAAACAAAGAGAGAGGCGAGCAAGCAAAATCTCTGATGATTGGAAACCAACACAAAAAATCATTGACGATTATCAAATGAAATACAAAGGACTCAATCACCAGAAAGAGCTAGAGAAGTTCATAAACTATTACCAATCCAAAGACGAGGCTCGAAAGGATTGGGATGCCAGCTATCGTAACTGGCTAATAAACGCTATGGACTATCAAGGAATCAAACCAGAGGATAAAAACAAGCCGCTACCTAAGCTTTTTGTAGGGAGAATCAAATGACACAGTTCGAGCAATCAGTAATCGGTTCGGTCTTGCTGACCAACGGCAAGGCACTTGAGGAACTGACACTCGCACCCAGCGACTTTGATGACATACAGAATGAGCGCATTTACAAAACCATTCTGGAGATGAAGGCTAATCGCCAGCCAATAGATGTTATGACTGTGGGTGCAGCTCTACCAAAACTAGCAAGCTACCTGCACGATGTAGTCACAGCAACCCCAACCGCTGCCTCTGTCAAGTTCTACGCCAGCAAGGTAATCGAGGAAGCCACAAGGCGCAGACTAGCTGTTGCCGGCACAATGATTCACAGCAAGGCTCAGCATGAGGACTTAGCCACAGTCTTTGACACAGCTAAAAAAGAAATTGACAACCTCATAGATCGTAACTCAGCAGTCAAGCCGAGCTATGTTGCTGATGAGCTAATCCCTTACCTTGATGAGATAGACAAACCAAAGCATTACCCTGAAAGCCCTTGGCCTCTACTCAACGACATCATCGCAGGATTCCGACCAGGTGCTTTATACATCATTGGTGCAAGACCTGGTGTTGGTAAGACAATCGTTGGCTTGCAGATTGCTTGGGAACTATCTAAGACTGGCCCTGTATCTTTTCACAGCCTTGAGATGGGCAAGAGTGAACTTTACAACCGCATCATCAGCATGGAAGCTGAGGTCTACATCGGCAACATTGAGAAGGGAACTATCAGGGATCACGATTGGGTAAAGATTGCCAGGGTCAGACAAGACATTCAATCCCACCAGCTCGCCATCCATGACAAGTCAGGTCAGAACCTAATGCAGATACGAGCCTTGGCAAACAGCGTCAAGGGTAACAACGGACTAGAGGCTATTGTTGTTGACTATCTCGGTTTGATACAAGACACCGAAAAAGGACGAAAGCGTTACGAGATGATTACTGACATCTCAATCGGACTCAAGAACCTAGCTAGAGATTTGAATGTGCCGGTCATCGCATTAGCCCAGCTCAACCGAGGCCCTGAGCAGCGCAGAGATTCTGAACCTGACATGGCTGACCTAAGAGATTCAGGTGGTATCGAGCAAGATGCCGATGCTGTTATCTTGCTTCATCGCAAGTCAGTTGACGAGGATCAGTTTGAGTGGCAAAAGAGCCAGATGATAATGAAGGTAGCCAAGAACCGACATGGTGGACTCGGTGAAGTCGCTCTGAGGTTTGAGGGACATCTTTCCAGAGTGGTCGGCTAAGATTATGGCGTGGATGACAATGTTGCTTTGTGCTGTCGGTGTGGCTCTACTTGGAAGGTCAACACCCAAAAGCGTAAGCGTAAAGACCTCAAGTGCCAATCCTGTCGGATGCACCAAGCTCTCGTCATCAAGTATGGATCCGAGAAGTGTATCCCTTGGCAGGGTGAGTTCGACAAGCTCACGCTTACCATTCCACTATTTGACGGCAAGCCAGTCTTGCCAGGCACTAGGTCTTGTGGACACCTTGACTGCACCAACCCCAACCATGTCATAGGTGAACACTAGAGTAAAACAACAAGAGAAAAGGAAACAAGAGATGGCAATAATCAAAGTAAAGGGTGCAATTAGCCGAGTATTTTACGAGGGCAAAGGCATCGAGCTAACAGAATCATTCCAAAGCAAGGCTGGCGAAACGATCAACAAGCGTTACACAGTCTGGCTTGCACAGCCAACCACCTTTGAGGTCGGTGACACCCTTCAGGTCGAGGGACTCTACTCATCCGAGATAGACAACTGGACTAACAAAGAGGGCGAAGCCAAGCAGTCAATCAAGGTCAGCATCAACAACCCAAAGGTAGTTCCAGCAGAGCCACTAACGGCAATCAAGGAAATCTTTGAACCGACACACAGGGAATCACTTCCCTTTTGAGTAATCTCCGTTGGTTAGTCCCAGCCATCACCGCCGGCATACTGATAAACCTCTCTACGCAAACTAAAAGCGTTCTAGGTGGCTTGGGGCTAACCTTCGGTATTCTTTACACCCTTGCTGCCATAATTGGAGCATGGGAACTACATGGCAGAGGTAAGCTTTAGCGTTACCGGCAACCCAGCCAGCCAAGGATCACACGCCATCATGCAGGGCAGAATCGTCCAGGTCAACAGCTCGAAGCATAAGGCTTGGCGTAAGGCAATCGCAGAGGCAGCAACAGAATCGCTACCCGATAACTGGACTCTGATAGATGACCCCTGTGAGCTGGTAGTCAATTTCTATATGCCCAAGCCCAAGACAGTCACTAGACCACTACCCAGCGTTTCCCCTGATCTCGACAAGCTTATTAGGGCAGTCGGTGACAGCCTCACAGGGACAGTCATAACCGATGACTCCCGAATAGTCCGCATCTCAGCTAGGAAGCTCTACGCCGAGGGCATCGAGCCTGGGGCCACAATCAGCGTCAAAACCCTCAACTAGCCCTTTATTCCGACACGCCGATAATTACCAAAATTTGGCAAAATTGCCAGAAAAAGGCAAAAACTGTGCTATTCTCTACTTATGACCAGATAGGTCAGAAAGGGAGTAACAAAATGAACAAGAAAATCCGTTGCATTACCCAGACAGGTTTAGCAGCAAAAAGTCTCAACAATAATTTAGACCTCACAGTAATTTACAAAGTCAGAGGATACGTTGGTGGCTGGTATGCAGTTGCAACTAGCTCATCGACAGCCGATGAATTTGACACCGAGCTAGAAGCAAGGATGGCATAAATGAAAGATTACAAAATAACTTATTTATCAGGGCAATCTGTAATTATTCGAGGAGTAACACTTGAGCAAGTTGCTAAGAAAGCTAAGTCTGATCTTGCTTGGCTAAAAGTTGGTAGACCCTGGATTGGCATCGCATCAGTTACCGAGGTGAAGTGATGGCTAAGTTATTTGTTTACTCACTCTCACTCGTAGTCATCATGCTATCGAGCTTTATCGTGCAGCTAATAGATTCCACACTCGGCCTGATCGTGGGCATAGTCGGAGTCTTGGTTGCCTTCCTAATCACAGTTCAATCGTTCGTAAACGACCTAACAAAGTAAGGAAATAAAAATGCTAAAAGTCCACCTTTACTTCATCTCACTTGCCGTCATCCTTTGGGTGAGCTGGACAATCCAAGAGTTCCATGTCGGACTCGGCTACGGCATCGGCGTAATAGCTATGCTGATTGCCTTTTTTATAATCATCAATGAGCTAACAAAGGAAAGCAGATGAACGAACAACAACTAGCCGAACGCATAATCGCCGAGGCTCAACGCTGGACTGAAAACCAGTTCACGCTCCAAGCCGGTATCCCTGGCATGGACTCAGTTAGTCGCAACGAGGCTAAAGCTCGCATCGAGCTAGTAGAACACATCAAGTCAACCTATAAAGAAATGAGAGCAAATGCCTAACTATAACCCTCAAGAGATTGAGTTTGCAGTAACCGACTTCCAGCCTCACCAATACAACTTCGGTGTTGCCAAGTCAGACGGAATCTACATGGGCAGGATGCTAATGAAAAACGAGGTGCTACAACTCATCAAGGCTGCCTACCCAACACCGACCAAAGCAATCGCTAGGGTTATCGAGATTGTGGACAACATCGAAATCTATGTTGACCCTCAATACAACATCTCATCGAGGTAATCATGCAGACACTTTACACAGAGGGATTCAAGGCTGGCGTTAGATACCAGAGAGAGTCAGTCCTTGACTTTATCCGCATCCACCAAGAGCAGAATGTAGCCATCACAGTCCAAGACATCGCTGAGGAAATAGAAGGTCAGTACCGAATTGACATGGAAGCAAACCTAGCCGAAAGGAAAACACAATGGGGCCAAAAGAAATAGACATCAAGCTGCTTGAGTTTGAGGCTCGCTTGGCGATGATAAACAAAGAGCTGGCTGAGCTTATCAAGACAGCCAAAGACATCGAGTTTAGAGCTAAAGCAATCCTGGGTGAGGTAGAGAAGTGACCGGATTCGATTGGGCTTTACGCATCCGCAGAGGCAGAGAAAGAGCCTTTGCTAAAGGATACGAGCGAGGTGCAAAAGAAATGGCTGAGTATTTCAGCAAGCAAGTGATCTACTCACTACACAAGGATGCAGTCCTAAGCACCACCATAGACATTGACACTCTTGAGCGAGTTGTCGAAATCATTGAGGCGGTGAGGGACATTGGCAAAGCACAGAGCTGAGAGGCAACCTATCAACTGGCGTATCGTTCGAGTTCATTGGGCATACAAGAGGATGCAACTGAAAAGTTTAGTTGTAGCCTTTTTTACAAGAGGGATAAAATGACACACTTCACAAACGCTGATGAGCGTGAAATCTTTGAGGCAATCAACCTGCTAAAGGATGAGAACCTGGTTTGGTCAAGTGACCTAGAAGCAATCAGGCGCAACCTTGCCAGATTATTAGAAAGAATCATGCAAGTCGAGTGGCACTATCTTGAGCCAGAAATCGGGGACTTAGCCCTAAACTTGATAAGAGAAACTGAAAGGGAGAACAATGCTAGAAGGAATGACACCGACACAGAGGAAACCGAGCTGCAAGGTAAGGTCAATCTTGGAATCGTTGGACAGCAAGGATCAGGTAATACTTGTCAATGCTGTAAGTAATGAGTCTTGGAAAGCACCAGCACTAGCTAGAGAACTAACAGCTAGGGGAATCCCAATCAGCGAGAAACCTATTCTTGCTCATAGAAGGAAAGAGTGCAGTTGTGCTAGATAACTTGGAACCAGCACCAAAGGTAACACCACCGAAAGATTGGCGGCCAGCCGTTGAGTTTGACGGCACACTAGGTGAGGCAACAACGCCACCGACTACCGGCAACCAACCTAACTTTGATGAGTTCCTAATCGAGCAAGGCTTTGACCCTGACAAGATTGAGATCTACGGCCCAATACGCACTAGCCGATGGCAACAGCGTGAGGGTGGCGATTGGTTAGTTAGCTGGCGATTCAACTTCAGAACACGCTCTGAAGTCGAG